CGTGATGTAAATCAGGTTTACGAAAGTGCTTGACGCTGCCGATTTTTCTGCAACAATCGCGCTCGGACGGCAGAGGTGCCTCCAAAATTTGCATAAGCCGCCCAATTGAGGCGGCTTTTTCGTTTTCGCGTTCGAGTAGCTCAACTGGCAGAGCACCGTCCTCCAAAGTCGGGGGTTGTGGGTTCGATTCCTACCTCGTTCGCCAACCCGTCGCCGGGCAGACCAACACCCATCCGGCTCTTTGCCTCCAGGTCTAGCCCGGCACCTATAGAGCAGTGCGGCCACCTTTAGCGAAAGCGACAGTAGGGCAAGAACGGCACGCCGGACACGGTAACCGGCACCCAATTTCTCCTTGGCTGACCACCAGTCTTAGCCCGCCCCTTCGCAAGATCGGGCGGGTTTCTTATTTTTAGTGAGGCGAACTATGGCTAAGACCACTCGCCCCGCTGAGAACAGCAAACTTGCCCCTCGTGGGAAGCCGTTCCAGCCGGGCCAAACCGGCAACAGGGGCGGCAGGCCCAAGAAGACAGAGGAAGAGCGCACCCTTGAGCAGATGTGCCGCGACAAGACGCCCGACGCTCTCGGTGTGCTGATTCAGATCATGGAAGCAGGCGAGCAGGAGCGCAATCGCATGACTGCCGCGATGGCGATCATCGAGCGCGGGTATGGCAAGGCAGTCCAGCCAACGACCATCGGCAACCCTGACGGATCGAAGATGGACATGAACCTGACTGTCACGCTGGTTAAGCCGTGAACGTCGAGTTCCCCGAGAAGCTCGGCTTCTTGCTGTCCAAGAGGGCGCGCTACAAGGGCGCAAGAGGCGGGCGGGGTAGTGCGAAGTCATGGAGCTTCGCCCGGGCGCTGCTAGTGCTGGGGGCTTCCAGCAAGCTCCGCATCCTGTGCACGCGGGAAGTTCAGAAGTCGATCAAGCAGTCGGTCCACAAGTTGCTGAAGGACCAGATCGAGGCCATGGGCCTCAGTTCCTTCTACCGCGTGCTGGAGAACGAAATCCGAGGGTCGAACGGCACGGAGTTCTCTTTCTCTGGCCTGTCGGACCAGACGGTGGATTCGATCAAGTCTTTTGAAGGCTGCGACATCGTTTGGGTGGAAGAAGCCCAGTCGGTCAGCAAGCGGTCATGGTCGGTGTTGATCCCGACGATCCGTAAGGAAGGCTCCGAAATCTGGCTGTCGTTCAACCCTGAGTTGGAGACGGACGAGACATACGACCGGTTCATCACGAACCAGCCTGAAGACGCGATCATTGTTGAGATGAACTACACGGACAACCCGTGGTTCCCGGAAGTGCTGGAGAAGGAGCGGCTACACGCCAAAGCGACTCTCCCCAAGACCGAGTACGAGAACATCTGGGAAGGCCGGTGCATGCCGGCTGTTCAGGGCGCCATCTACTACGACGAGATCGCCAAGGCGGAAGAAGAGGGCCGTGTGTGCAATGTGCCGCATGATCCGGCGCTGAAGGTGCAAGTGGTGTTCGACCTGGGCTGGAATGACGCGATGTCCATCAGCCTGGTGCAGAAGAACCTCTCGGCACTGGCAGTGATCGAGAACATCGAGGACAGCCACAAGACGCTGGCTCACTACTCGGCGTTGCTGAAAGAGAAGAAATACAACTGGGGCAAGGTCTACCTGCCTCATGACGGCCGGCACAAGGACTACCGCACCGGCAAGAGCGCCGAGGACATCATGAAGGCGCTGGGTTGGGATGTGGCGATCACTCCCAACATCAGCATCGAGGACGGCATCAGGCTCACGCGGATGACCTTCCCGCGGGTGTATTTCGACAAGACCAAGGCGGCACGGCTCATTCAGTGCGCCAAGCGGTATCGCCGCAGCATCAACCAGCAGACGAACGAGCCAGGCGCGCCATTGCATGACGAGTGGAGCCACGGCGCTGACAACCTGCGCTACATCTCGGTGAACGCCGAGAGCATGACGAACGAAGACTGGGGCAAGTTGCCTCCGCTTGAACAACATCAACCAGACGACTCGGGAATCTACTTCTAACCATGGCTGAACCGCTCCAAACAACCTCGTCGCTGGGCCTGCTGCTCGAGCAGCGCCTGACGGCCTGGGAGAACGCGCGCAAGCCGCAGGAGTTGAAGCTGCTGGAGTGTTATCAGGACGTGATGCGCATCCCGCGCGACGACGACACGACCGGCACCGGCACCGCCAAGGCGAAGAAGTCCAAGAGCCTGTTCATCGGCTCGACCCGTAACAAGGTGCGCGCAGCCCGGGCGAAGATCATCGACGCGCTCTTTGGCAATGGAAGCATGCCGTTCGACACCACGCCGACCGACGAGGCGCTGGCCCCCTTCGCTGACGTGATGGAGGACATCATCACCGAGCAGATGGAGCGTGGCAAGTTCAAGGACTTGCTCAAGACCGGCGTGAACACGCTTGCCACCTACGGTACTGGTTTCGTCTTTGGACCGTTCGTGCGCAAGGAAACGCTCGTTGAGACGATGGTGCAGGAGGACGCACTAGCTGAGTCGAAGTACGAGTTCGATCTGCCCTATTTCGAGCTTGGCAACACGCTGGACGTGTACCCGGACCCCGAAGCGCGTGAGGTCGAATCCGGCCTTGGTGTGTTCTGGACCACGATGGAGAGCCCGACGACCGTTGCGGCCTGGAAGAACGACAAAGCCTACAAGAACATCGACGCAGCCCTTGCCGGCCCTGGCGACCGCGGCAACGAAACCGGCTCTGAACGTGCCGCGCAGTACCGCGCCAACGTCGAGTACTGGTTCAAGAACGACCGCATCAAGGTCGCGCGCTTCTTCGGCAAGGTTCCGGCCGCTGAACTGAAGTCGTGGAACGCTGATCAAGAGGGCGATGCGCTCCAGCCCGACTCGGACGAACGCCTTGACGGCGAGATGGTCGAAGCCATCGTGATCATGGCCGGTGGTGTTGTCGTCAAGGTGGTGGAGAACCCCTACAGCGGCAAGAACCCGACCCATCGCTGCCTCTACGAAGCCGTCGAGCATGAAATGTGGGGTGTCGGTGTCGCCGAGAACAACGCGCCGCACCAGAAGGTCACGAACGCCGCCTTCCGCCTGTTCATGGAAGGCAAGGGCATGGCTCTCTTGGGGACGGCCAGCGTTGACCGCTCCAAGTTCATGCCGACTGAGGACTTCAAGAAGTTTCCGGGCAAGGTCTACCAGTTCAAGCCGGGCCTGTCGCCCGAGGAAAAGAAGGAATCGCTTCAGTTCCACGTTGACCCCGACATCACGGGCGGCTGGATCGACGTGATCCGCATGTCCGAGCAGTTCTCGGACGATGACACCGGCATCACGAAGTACACGCAGGGCGACGACTCGCGCAACCTGAACAAGACCGCGACAGGCATCTCCATGATCATGTCGGCGAGTTCGTTGCCGATGAAAGAGGTCATCCAGAACATCGACGCCATGTGGATCGAGCCCATCGTGGAGTGCTACATCGACTGGAATCTGAAGTACCTCACGCCCGAGACGGTGCAGAAGATCCACGGCGACGAAGCCGCTGAACTGTGGGCCAAGATCAAGCAATTCGGCAAGTCGTCGTTCATGGACTGGCAAGCCACTGGGACGGCTTCATTCATGCAGAAGGAAGTGCTGACGAACAAGATTCGTGCCTTCTCCGAGTTCGCCCTTGGGAACCCGGTCACTGCCCAGTTGATCGACGCAAAGGAACTGCTCCGGCAGACCTGGGATGTGATGGAAATTGGCAAGGAGTCGCCCATCCTCGAAGACAAGGACGGTCAGGAATCGCTTCCCGAGCCCGTCAAGCAGCGAATGATGCAAGTGGCCGAGCAGATGGAGAAGATGGGCCAGGATCTTCAGCAGACGCAGCAGGACTTGCAGAGCGCCGAGCAGAAGGCCCGCCAGGAAGAGTTCAAGCGCATGAAGGCCGAGATCGACGCCGACCAGGCGCGTGCGCTGCTTGCCATCGAGAAGGCGCAGGAGAGCGCCGCGGCCAAGGTTGCCGGCCAAGCCGCACCAGCAGGGGACCAGGACATCCAGGATATGGTGAACCAGGCCGTTGCCATGGCGCTGTCTCACATGATGTCGCAGCAAGTGCCAGAGCCCGCGCCTGAAATGCCGCCACCCGAGCCGATGCCAGAACAGCAAGCGCCTCCGGACCCTGCGATGCAGCCGGAGATGCCCCAAGAACCACCACAAGAACCGCCCCCCGAAGGCGGTTTTTCTTTGCCTGCTGAACAGTGAGCGAGCGCATTTCGCAGATCACCCGGACGCTCGACGCGATCCGAAGCGGCTGGCCTCTGCTGGCCGAAGAGCTCGACGCCAGGCTCGGCGAACTGACCGAGCAGCTGATCAACAACGACAACGAACAGACGCGGGGTCAGATCAAGGCCCTGCGCTGGATGAAGGATTTGCCCGTTGCGCTCGCACAAGAGCGCGATGGCATGAGCGCTGCACTAGCCGAACAGGCCGCAGCAGATTGACGAAGAACGGACTACCCGCAAGGGCCCGAAGGAGCTATCGATGCAAGTGAAGAGCGAGGAATACCAGAAGGAGTACGACGAGGCGACAGCAAAACTCGAAGCGGATGCGCAAGCAACTACCGCGCGAGGTGCTGACGGCAAATTCGCTAAGGCAGAGCCCGCAGTAGTGGTGCCTGAGCCCGAGAAGACGCCGGAAGTTGAGCCTGTCAAGGAAGAGGTGCCTGACCCGTTCGCGGAGTTGCGCGCACGTCTCGAGAAGACCGAAAAGATCGCCAAGGACAACCAAGCCTGGGCGACCAAGATGGCTCAAGAGGCGGCTCAACTGCGCAGGGAGCGTGAAGAGCAGCAGCGAGCAGCGAGCAAGCCAGCTATTTTGGATGCGAATCCCGAATTGGCCGACGCGATCCGCTACGTGGCTCAAGACCCGACGCCTCAGCAGCAGGAAGCGGAGCGCGAACAAGCCTGGAGAACGGCTGTCGAGAAAGTCCACCCGGGCATTTTCGACAAGTCAATCGATCCGGACTTGGAAAAGGCGCTCATGGAGCGCTTCCAGACTACGCCCGACATCCAAGACCCTCTGGTAGCTATTCGTGAAATCACGGCTGAAAAACTGGCCTACACCGAGCGGCAGGTTGGCAAGCGATTCGCTGCCGAAGCCGCTAAGCAGGCCAAGGTGTCCGCAATGACTGTGCCCGGCGCTGGTGCCGGTGGTGGTGCTCGCACTGCCCCCGACGCCGCGCTGGCTGATGTCGAGCGGATTAAAAACATGTCCGACGCTGAATTCGCCCGAGAGGTGAAACGCGTCAAGGGCTTCTAGCCCTCAAGAAAGCAAGCAATGACCAATGTGACCACCCTCTCGCAAGTCGCCCCAGGCGTACAAGCGTTCTACGACCGGAACCTGCTGACCCGCGCTCAGCCGAACGATGTGCACGGCCGTTTCGGTCAGAAGCGCCCCGTCCCGAAGAACAGCGGCAACCAGATCAAGTTCCGCCGCTACTCGCAACTCGCCGCAGCGACGAATGCGCTCACGGAAGGTGTGACGCCTTCCGGCTCGGCCCTGTCGGTGACCGATGTCACCTCGACCCTCGTTCAGTACGGCGACTTCGTCACGCTGACCGACATGGTTTCGATGACCAACCAAGACCCGGTTGTGACCGAGGCCACCGATGTGCTGGGCGACCAGGCCGGCACGACGATCGATATCGTGCGCCGTGACGTGCTCGTGGCTGGCACGAACGTGGCCTACGCATCGGGCGTGGCCGACCGCCTCTCGCTGGTGAACAAGATCCTCGGCGCCGATCTGGACAAGGCCATCCGGTTCCTCAAGAACCAGAACGCCAAGTACATGAAGGAAGGCATCCCAGCTTCCGAGAAGATCGGCACCAGCTCGGTTCGCAAGTCGTTCATCGGCATCGTGCACCCGGACGTGGAATTCGATCTGGAGCAGATCACGGGCTACAAGTCGGTTTCCGACTACGGCTCGCAGGAAGGCCTGATCGAAGACGAAATCGGCGCGTACAAGAACATCCGATTCGTTACCTCGACCAACTGCAAGATCTGGACGAACGCCACGACTGCGACGACCGCGGGCTACAAGGCGACTGCTTCGGGCTCCAATGACGTGTACGCCACGCTGATCATCGCCGCCGAAGCCTACGGCCTCTCGCCGCTGTCGGGCGAAGCGATGAAGACCACCGTCAAGCCTCTGGGCTCGGCTGGCTCGGCTGACCCGCTCGACCAGCGTTCGACCGTGGGTTGGAAGGCCACCACGATCACCACGATCCTGAACCAGGCTTGGATGCTGCGCCTTGAGACGCTGGCGTCGGTCTAACACCATCTGAAGGAAACATCATGGCACTGACCACCAACACCCAAGCCCGCAGCGGCGGCATCGTCAACCACATGACCGGCTATGTCGTCTCGGACGGCGGCGCCGCGGCTGCGGCCACGTTCACCGTGGGCTTCACCCCGCGCATCGTTCGTTTCCACAACGTCACGGACCGCATCAGCGATGAATGGCTGACCGGCATGGCTTCGGCCAGCTCGATCCACACCGTTGCCGCTGGCACGCGCACGCTGGAGACGACCAACGGCATCGCGGTGGCTGGCAACGGCTTCACCGTGACCGCTACGACCATGGTTGCGTCCAAGACCTTCGTGTGGGAAGCAGTCGGCTGATCCAAGCGTCTTCCGTCAACCCTGAGGCCCGGCTAAACCCGGGCCTTTTTCTTTGGAGAAATGAAATGCCCCGTGGTATCCCGAACACGCCCGAATCGAACACCGACGAGAGCCAGCCAGTTGCCGCCAAAGCAGCGCCGGCCAAGGTCAAGCAATACCGCATCACCTTCCATGGCGAAGGCGGCGACGTGGAGATCGGCCACAACTACAAGCTGAACCTCTACAAGCGCAACGTCCCTACGACCATCGATGCCAACTACCTGAACGTGCTCAAGCACTCGGTCATCACGACCCAGATCCAGGACTCGGACGGCAAGTGGAAGAGCGTGTCGATCCCCACCTTCCAGTACACCGTCGAAGACATCTAAGGCGGCCATGCAGAAGTACCAGAACAACGTCACCACCAACAGGGGGGTGGCCGTTGCCAGAACGCTCGTTCGCATCGATAACCTCGACGGCACGCTGGCGACCGTCTACTCCGACAACGGCGTAACCGTCACGTCGAACCCGATGCTGACGAATGAGAACGGGTACTTCGAGTTTTACGCCGACACGGGCCGCTACAACATCCTGATTTCTGGCGGCGAGGCTTATACCGACTTCCAGATCGCTGACGTGGTTGAGGCAGTCGAGGATGCTGATGCTGATGCAGCCTCTGCCGCCGCCTCTGCTGCCGCCGCCGCAGCCACCCTTGCCGGCGCGGTCAAGACCGTAGACCTTGCTGCGGCGGGTGGGTCGGCACTTGCCGGGTTCGTTCAGGCTGGCGCTGGGGCTGTGCTACAGACGGTCGAGGATGAATTGCGTGTGGTCTTCAGGCCCCAGCAGTTCGGCGCAGTGGTGGATGGCGTCACGGATGACACTGCGGCATGGAATGCGGCCATCGAGGCGGCATATGCGGCCGGCGCGCGCTACGTGGAAGTCCCGGATGGTGACACCGCGATTGCTGGAACGGTCATTCTGAAGCCTGGCGTTGTCGTGTCCGGCCCGCGGGTGAATAAGCCCAATGCGACTGTTGGGTATGGGGCGCGGATCATTCACACAGCCTCGGCCGGTAGCGTGGATGTGTTCTCGACCGACGCGGTTGCAGTGGGCAGTTATCAAAGTTCCGGCTCGATCCAGAATATGTCAATTACGGCCTCCGCTGCCAACACGCGGTACGGCCTGTACATGCATAACTTCATCGGCGCATTGCCGATGAACCTCCAGTTCTCTGGTGGCTTCACAGGCGCGATGATCGCCGTGCAAGGGCCGCTCAATTCGAAGTTCTCGAATCTGCGCCTGATCAACGGCACGACCACCGAAGTTCCGGCCGCCATCCGCCTCCTTTCGGGTGGCGTGGCAGGCGGCGCAGTGGACATCTACGGGACCACACTGACGTTTGAAGACCTCTATGTGAGCGGAAAGCTCGCGCCAGGCTCGGGCGGCATCGCAAGCGTATTCATTGCCGACCCCGCAGGCGGCAAGCAAATCGTCTTCGACAACATCGTCTACGAGAGCATCAACGGCATCGCCTTCAACATTGGCAAGGGCAATCAGGTCATCGTCAGGGGCCCTTACTGTGAGAATGTTCCCAACTCCAACGCGAACATTCCAATGTTTGAGGTTGGCGTTACCGGCGCCATCGCACCCCTCAATACCTACGATACGGCCACATCCTTTGTGGTCGAAGGCGAGGGCGGGGTGCTCATGCAGTACAGCCAAGGCGCAGCGACTCTCACCAAGCTGTTTAATACCGATGTCGCCCAGTACGTCGAAATTCGCAACCTGCAACTGGACCGCGTGATCACGCTCATCTCGGGCACCAACAACACGCAACAGTTCCGGATGTCGGGGCTCAAGAGTTCGTCCATCACCACGGTTCAAACCGGCCTCACCGATTACAAGGTGTTCGACCTTGGCGGCAACGTGTTCACGGCCGGGGCACTCGGTGCCAGCCACCATGCCGGCGTCAATGCCACGCGCGAGTCGATGTCCAAGCTGTCATTCAGCCATGGCGACCTCTATTTCGAATCGGATGTAGGTTCTGAAGGCCGCGCGGGCTGGCTGGACAAGGTGGCCGGCGTCTTCCGTTCTTTCCGCGTCAAGTTGGGAGTCGTTCCGACTCTGCGCTCATGGCTGCGTGGAGATGTGGTGGACAACGCCTTCCCGGCCGTGGGCGGCCCTCTCGGATGGGCCTGCACCGCTGCTGGAACTCCTGGGACTTGGATGGTGATGGGGCAAATGGGGGCGTTGGTAGGCAACACGGCATCGCGCCCAACGACCAACACTTTCCCCGGGATGTTGTATTTCGATACGACCCTCGCCGCCAGTGGGAAACCGATCTGGCTCGTTGTGGGCACTACGTGGGTCGATGCGACCGGAACAGTTGTCTAACCCCATGACCACCCTCCCCACCCAACCCGCTACGGCGGGTTTTTCTTTGCCTGAAAGGGTCTAGTCATGTCGCTTGTCATCGACACACCGCACGACTGGTCCCTTACGTCATTGGACGTAATCACCGGAGCAATGCAACTCTGTCAGGCGATTGGCGTTGGCGAGCACGTGGCTCCGGCTGATGTCGAAGTCTGCATGCGTGCGCTCGACGGCTTCATCAAGGAAATGCCGATCCACGGCTTCCAGTGGCCGCAAATCTCCAGCGATCCGGTTTCAATCACATGGAGCATCGCTACGCCAGGTGTCGTGACGCCGCCGCTCGACTACTTCGGCTGCCCAGTGTTGAAGCGCACCGATGCCAACGGTTCGCAAGTCGCATTGCGCCAAGTCTCCAAGGAGCAATGGGAGCGGCTCGACCTCACCAAGACGGCGGCATATCCCGAGTACTTCTACGTTCCGCCCGACCTGTCATTCCGACTGTTCCCGGCGCCCACACAAGACCCAGACCTGACGCTGACGTACCAATCGATCCTGCCTGATGTGGTGCTGACCGCCGCGCCATCGATCCAACAGCAGTATCTCAACAGCCTGCAGTATTTCCTCGCTGACGAAATTTCTCTGAAGTACGGCGTTGCACAAGACATCCGCGTAGAGATCGCCGCCAGGGCCACGCAGAAGAAGTTCCTGCTGACCCAATGGGCGACCGATCAGGCGCCCATCTGCATCACGGTGGATGACTGATGCCGCTGCAACCCGTCCCCCTCTTTGGTCTGGGCAACTTCGGCAAGTCGCGCAACGTCTCGGCGCAGCAGCGCACGAACCTCTACGCTGAGATCCACCAGGACGGCGAGAAGGGCAGTCTGACGCTCTACCCGACGCCAGGCTTGACCACATTCGTCAACTTCGGCGCGTATCCGAGCCGCGGTATCTGGAAGAAAGACGATGCCCTGTATGTGGTGAATCGCGACACGCTGTGGAAGGTCACGAATGACGGCTCGATGACCAACATCGGGACGCTGCTGACCTCGTCGGGCCGCGTGGACATCAGCGACAACGGGACGCAGATCATCGTCGTGGATGGCCCCAACGGGTACATCTACAACGCCGACACGCTCGCCTTCGCGCAGATCACGGACCCCGATTGGCCTGGAGCCGACACCGTCACCTTCCTGAACGGCTACTTCATCGTGCAGAAGCCGGATACGGGGCAGTTCTACTGCTCGGCGATCTATGACGGCTTGTCGTGGAATTCGCTGGACTTTGCCACGGCTGAATCGAACCCCGATAACCTTGTCCGCGTCATCGCCGACAACGGGCAAATCCTGCTGCTCGGCCCGGACACGACCGAGTTCTGGAGCGATTCCGGCGCGCTCGATTTCCCCTTTGCTCGGGTCGGCGCTGCGGCTATCGAATGGGGCTTGGCCGCCCGTTGGTCGCTGTGCAAGTTCATGGACTCGCTCATCTTCCTGCGCAAGAACCGGCTTGGTGCTGTGCAGGTCTGCACGCTCTCTGGCTACAACGCGCAGCCCGTCTCGAATCCGGAGATGGATTACATCTTCAGCCAGTTCTCGGCGGTGTCGAACGCGACAGGCTTTGCCTACATGGTGTCCGGCCATCCGTTCTACCAAATCAATTTCCCCAGCGCCGGCGAGTCCTGGGTGTATGACGGCCTGACCAAGGAATGGCACAAGGCCGAATCAAGCGGCGGCCGGCACCGCGGCGAGATTCAGATCAACTTCCTTGAACAGTCCTACGTCACTGACTACGAGAACGGCAAGCTCTACCACTTCGACGATTCCGCGCTGACAGATGACGGGCAGCCGATTGCACGCGAGTTCGTCTCCCGGCATCAATCGACGGGCAATTTCTCGTTCCTGTCCAAGTTGTGGATCGAGATGGAGGCCGGGGTAGGTCTTCTGGCCGGCCAAGGCTCCGACCCACAACTGATGATGCAGTACAGCAAGGACGGCGGGCATACATGGTCTGACGAGGTTTGGGTTTCGTTCGGCGCAATCGGGCAGTACGGCGTTCGTGCTTCGTACTTGCGCATGGGTCGCGCGAGGGATTGGCTTTTTAGATTCCGCGTCACCGACCCAGTCAAGACCGTCTTCATCGGCGCCTGGGGCGAGTTCACTCGTTGACATGATGAGTTCCTACGACCTCCCCAAAGGCGCCCCATTCGACGCCTCGGGCAACTGGACGCCCGCATGGGCGCAGTGGCTCACACGCACGCATGGCGCGGTCATCACGCTCCAGCAGGACGGCCCTACATCGCAACGCCCTGACCGGCTGTTGTGGGTTGGCCGCTTCTATTACGACTCCGACCTCGGCAAGCCGATCTGGCTGCACGCAATCAACCCCGTTGTCTGGCACGACGCGGCAGGAAACCCCGTATGAAGAATTTCCATCGTCTCGCCACTGGCGTGAGCACTGGTCCCTTGCTGGCGAAGATCGCCCGTAACCCCGGGTGGTGGCACGAAGACACGTATTTGCGCACCTTCCCGCAAGGCCCATTCGGCGAGACGGACAGCATCATCCTGCGCTTCCCGCCTCGGCCAGTGCCGAAGACGGAAGAGGAAAAGGCTGAGTACCTACGCACCGTCGATCAGCATGAGTGCGTCGATCAGCCGATCTTCGACAAACTGCCAGAGGCGCGCGATCTGGTGATGAACCTGTTCGCCTACGTCCGCGGCACTCGTTTGGGCCGCGTGATGATCAACCGCATCCAACCTGGTGGGCGCATCTACAAGCACGCCGACACGCTGGAGCATGCGAACTACTGGCACCGGCACCACATCTGTCTCCAGAGCGCTCCTGGCGTCGTCTTCAGCGCTGGAGACGAGCAGGTCTACATGGCGCCCGGCGAGGCTTGGTGGTTCGACAACGGCAAGGGCGCCCCCGAAGACGACCGGCCCCAGCACGAGGTCATCAACAACAGCCCTGTGGAGCGCATTCACATGGTCATCGACATCAAGGTTTAAGCATGATCACTTTTGCCGTCGAAGACTGGTTTTCTGTCAAAGATGAGATGTCGCACCTTTGGCCTGACCACTGGCAAGAAGTGGCCGTCAACAAGGACGCGATCCAGCTCGACCCGGATTTCGACACCTACGCGACCTTCGCCAACAGCGGAATGCTGCACATCGTCGTGGCGCGGAAAGAGGGCGAGATCGTCGGCTACCACTTCAGCGTGGTTCGGCCTCACTTGCACTACCGGCGCAGCTTGTCTGCGTTCACAGACATCTACTATTTGGCCCCGAAACACAGAACAGGCCGCACACCGTTGCGGCTTTTTCAATTCGTGGAGCAGACATTGAAAGCACGGGGCGTGCAGAAGATGTTCACGGGAACAAAGCTCTCGCTCGATGCGGGCCCGCTCTTCGAGCACATGGGATGGACTGAGACAGAACGTCTCTTTGTAAAAATGATCGGAGGCTGAAATGGTTGCAGCAATTGGAGCGGTGGCCGCAGTCGGCGGAGCGGCAATCTCGGCAAGTGGCGCGAAGAGCGCGGCGAATGCGCAATCGGCCTCGTCCGATCAAGCCACGCAAGCACAGATGATGGCATCGGCGCAGATGCAGGCGGCCCTTTCGCCATGGGTCAAGTCTGGCGAGGCGGCACAGAACCGACTCAACCAGTATCTTGGCCTCGGCGGCGCAGGCTCAAGCGGCGTCACGTCGATGGGCTTGCAAACCGGCCTGACGCCGGATCAGGTGCGCCAGCAGCTAATGGGCCGGTACACAAGGCAACCGACGGCAGGCGCTGGCGGTGGTTCTGCCGCCCCAGCGTACCGAACCGGCGCAGAGGCTGTGGCCGCACTCGGCGCACAAGGCGCGCACGACTACTTCCAGCGTCAGAACACGCAGGGCGCGAACACGGACATGTCGCCCCTTTGGACTTCTCCAGATCGGAGGAATCCGGGCATGGACGAGCTCACCATCTCTGATGGGAGCCAGCAACAGGCCGGAGGGCCAACCGGCGAGGTCGATTACGAAGGCCTCGACGCAGCCATCGCGAAGTACTACGAAGAACAGAACGCCCAGAACGCCGCCGCCCAGGCCGACCCGAACTATGGCTCCCTTCTGCGTGCATATCGCAATGGGCAAGAGTTCAGCTTCACCGGCAAGGATCTGGCGTCCGACCCGGGCTATCAATTCGGCCTGAACCAAGGCACGCAAGGCATCGAGCGTGGGCAAGCGGCCCGCGGCAACTTCCTGTCCGGCGCGGCCATGAAGGAGTTGGACCGCTTCAACCAGGACTATGCCGGAACGAAGTTCAACGAAGGCTTCAATCGAGCCAGCAGCACATGGAACACCAACCGTAGCGCCTACGACACCAACCGGAACACGATCTATAGCTTCCTGACGGGTCAATCCACGATGGGCCAGAACTCGGCGGCCCAGGTTGGGACGAACAACCAGCAGACGGCGAACGCCATCGGCAACAACCTGATGGGGGCTGGGAATGCGCAAGCTGCCGGGCAAGTTGCCAGCAGCAATGCGCTTGCCTCGGGCATCAATGGTGCGGTCAACAGCTACAACTCCAGCAACAACCTGAACAGCGCTGCGGGGTGGAACAACCTGCTTTCCAGCCAAGGCGGGGGGTATAGCGGGTACACCGGATACACCGGGACAACCGACTCCATCGCAAACATGAACACCCAGAAAGGATGGACCGCCTAATGGCTCTCGACCCTTCGATCATCCTTCAGGCTGGGCGCGGCGTCACGCCGCTATTGTCCCCGACAGAAATCCAAGACCAGCAAATGCAGCGCGAGCTTGGCGGCATGAAGCTGTCGCAGCTTCGCCAAGGCATGCAGGACGACGCCGCGCAACGCGAAATCGCCCGCAGCACAGCTCCTGAAGGACTGGCCGGCGCCTACTACAAGGCCGGGCTCATCAAGCCGGCTCAAGAGGCGGTCAAATTCCAGACGGAGCAGCAAAAAGCCGCTCGGGAGGCAGAAAAGGCGAAGTACGAAACCGCACTGAAGCAATACGAGATCGTCGGGCAGGTGCTCGGCACGGTGAGAGACCAAGCGTCCTACGACGCCGGACGCCAGCAACTGCAAGCCATGGGCATCCCTACGCCCAACGCTCCGCCGCAATACGATCCGAACGTAGTGCAGCAATTCCAGCAGCAGGCAATGTCGGCAAAGGATCAGGTCGCGCAGAAGTGGAAGGAGATGGAATACACGACGCCGAATGCCAATGCCGTCCTGAGTGCAGAAACTGCGCGTTCGAACAACGCCGCAAGCCTCGCCAATTCGGCGCGCACCGCGGACATGACGGACAGCCGCGCGCGTGAATTCAATGCCTCGCGAGTCGAGGAAAACCGTCTAAAGCGCGAAGCTCAGGGCACAGGTGTGAAGCTGACCGAAGACCAGGGCAAGGCTACTGGCTGGCTCGTGCAGGCCGAGAACGCTTTCAAGAACATGCAGGCGGCCGGCTTCGACCGCGACGGCAACCCTACGAGCGCTGCAAAGCCTGGTGTCGCCGATGCAATCGCTGGCGTGCCTTTGGTTGGTGGCGCTGTGGGCAATTGGCTGCGCACTCCTGACCGGCAGAAGTTCGTTCAAGGCGCGTCGTCGCTCAGTGAATCGCTTCTCCGTGCGGCCACGGGGGCCGGCGTGAACAAGGACGAGGCCAAGCAGAAGATCGAGGAACTCACGCCGCAGTGGGGGGAAGACATCGAGACGACCAAACAGAAGATGGCTGCAATCCCGCTGTACATCGAGTCCCTCAAGGTCCGGGCCGGGCCCGGCGCTCCGAAGGCGCAAGAGATCGGTGCGACCTCTCCGCGAGCGGTCGGCGTACCGAAATTCAAGGCCGCAGGAATTACAGTGGCAAACGCAGAGGACTACGCCAAGGTGCCGTCTGGTGCTACGTACACCACGCCTGACGGCAAGACGCGGAGGAAGCCGTAATGGCAAACCCGTGGGACAATGATCCGATCGTTGGCGGGAAAACGTCTTCGCCCGAAGAGTTCTCCAAGGTCTACGGCCCAGTCGCAGAGCGCATCTCCAAGGCCATTGGTGTTGATAAGGCCGTGGTTCTCGGCCAGCTTGGTTTGGAAACTGGCTGGGGCAAGTCGATCATCCCGGGCACACACAACCTCGGCAACATCAAGGACTTCGCTGGTGGCGGCGTCGGAGCGACCGACAACATGACCGGCAGCCGCGACAAGTACCGCGCTTACGAAAGCCCGGAGGATTTTGCTGACGACTACGCAAGCCTGATCCAGCGCAAATACCCTGGGGCTGTGAACGCGGGTGCGGACGCATCCAAGTTCACGGCGGGCCTCAAGGGCTACGCAGAAGACCCGCGCTATCCCACCAAGGTAGCCGCTGCTGCCAAGATCGCCGGGGCCAAGGGCGACAACCCATA